GCGGTCGCTGTCGCCAAGGCTGGCCCGGCGCTTACCGGCTTCGGCTTTTCGCCGTCGTCGGCGACGTTCTATTTCGAAAACGGGGCGTTCATCAAGACGCAACTTTTCGGCGAACGTTACCCGCATTACGCCGGTATCTTCGAAGTGCCGGGCTTGAACGCATGGCCTGTCCCGCCGGAATTCTTCAAGGCTGTTCACGCCGTCGAATCGTTCAGTCCGAACGGCAATATCTTTTTCGAAGGCGGCGCGGTTACGTCAAATATCGCGCGCGACCAAGCTTCGACGTACAAGGTCGAAGGCTTGCCGGAACGAATGGGCTTTTCTGCGAAGTTGCTTCTTTCCGTCGAACATGCGTTTAAGAAAGCGCATTTCGCACCGGAAGCAAACAAGGTCGTATTTTTCGGCGACAATTTGCGCGGCGTTCTTATGGGTCTTGACCTTGGCAGCGAAGCGACGCATAATCCGTCGGACAATTACGAAGACGACATACCGTTTTAAGGGGCTTTCGCATGATTAACGAACAAGGCTTTATTGTTGCAAAGAAAAGCCGCGTCGTCGATAAGCTGGCCGCAAGCATTCGGCAGGCTTTGCGGCCTGTCGAATTTATGTCGGACGAAGAACTAACGGCAATGCCTGCCGGAAGCGTCTTCGTCTTCGACGTTGAAACTTACGTAAATTTCTTTTACGTAGCGTTTAAGTCGCTTGATAACGGAAAGTTCGTCGCATTCGAACGCAGCCCCGACCATGATTTTAACCCGACGAAGCTTCTTTGGATGCTTTGGCGGTTCTGTATCGTCGGCTTCAATTCGCGCAATTATGACTTGCCGATGATTGAACTAGCCGCACGCGGCGCAGATTGCAAGAAGCTTAAAGAAGCGTCCGATTTCATCATTAAAAGCGGGCCGAACTATGGAACCGAAAAGGTAACGCCGTTCGCGTTCGAAAAGAAGTACGGCGTACAAATTGGCCGATACAATCATATCGACCTTATCGAAGTTGCGCCGCTTCAAGGTTCGTTGAAGCTGTACGCAGGGCGCTTGCATTGCGAACGTATGCAAGACTTGCCATTTCCCGAAGACCATGTATTAACGCAGGAAGACGCCGAAATAGTGCGGCCTTATTGCTGCAACGACCTTTCGAATACCGAACTTTTGTTTAACGAACTTGCGCCCGAATTGAAATTGCGGGCCGAAATGTCGGAAGAATACGGCGTAGACCTTCGGTCGAAATCAGACGCGCAAGTAGCCGAAGCGGTTATTAACTCCGAACTTCAAAAAGTCCTTGGCTATTATCCAAAGAAGCCCACACTATCCGCCGATACGGTCTTGGTTTACGACGTGCCCGACTTCGTTTGCTATCAAACGACGCAGCTTCGCGAAATGCTGGAAGTCGTGCGAAACGCCCGCTTCTATCTTGACGGCTTGGGTTCGCCAATCATGCCGCCCGAACTGGAAAAGCTGAAAGTAACCATCGGCGGTTCGACGTACAAGCTAGGCATGGGCGGTTTGCATTCTACCGAAAAGAAAACGGCGCACTATGCGACCGACGAAATAATTTTGGCAGACAACGACGTAGAATCGTTTTACCCGCGAACAATCCTTAATCAAAGACTTTGCCCGCCGCACTTGGGCGAAGCTTTCTTGACCGTTTACGAAAAAATCGTAAATACGCGAATTAACGCCAAAGCCGAAGCGGCGAAGGCGAAGAAGGCGGGCGACCGCGCAGCCGCGAAGAAATGGAAGACCGTTGCCGACAGCTTGAAGATTACCATTAACGGAAGCTTCGGCAAGCTTGGCAACAAGTATTCGACGCTTTACGCGCCGCAACTTATGTTGCAAGTAACGATTACCGGGCAACTTGTGTTGCTTATGCTTATCGAAGCTTTGGAACAAATCGGCATAGAAGTTATTTCCGGCAATACCGACGGCATTATTTCGAAGTATCACAAATCGCGACACGACGAAGTAAGGGCGCTTATTGCGGCTTGGGAAGAATGGACAGGATACAAGACCGAAGAAACGCGGTATAAAGCCGTATTCAGCCGCGACGTTAATAGTTATGTCGCAATCAAGGAAGACGGCGGCGACCCCGAAGCGCGCTTTATTGACGAACGATTGGGCGCAAAAACGAAGGGCGCTTATTGCGAACGCGGGTCGGCCTTGAATTCGATTCTTTCGAAGAACCCCGAAACCCTGATTTGTTCCGACGCCGTTGTTCGCTTCCTTGTTGACGGAACGCCGGTCGAAAAGACGATTAAAGAATGCCGCGACTTCCGGCGCTTTGTTGCAGTAAAGAACGTGCGCGGCGGCGGCGAAAAGAACGGTCGTTATCTTGGCAAGGTTGTTCGTTGGTATTACCCGAAGAACGAAGCCGGGTATATTGCTTACGTATCCAGCGGAAACAAAGTCGGGAAAACCGACGGCGCACGCCCTGTAATGGACTTGCCGACGGAATTTCCCGACGATATAAATTACGATTGGTACATTAACGAAGCGGTCGAAATGCTGTACGACTGCGGGCGGTTGAAGAAGGCCAAAACCGCCGCGCTGTCGTTCTTTTGATTACGGCGGCGGCGGTGCCGTTAGGGTCATTGTAAGCGAATCGCTGTACGTTGAATATTTCGAATTCGACGTAATAAACGAATCTACAATAACTTCTAGCGTACCATACAAGCCCGTTACGTTAAGGTCTGCCGAACTTCCGGCAGTCGTAAGGGTCGTGTAACCGCCGCCGCCTACGCGCCAGCGAACGCGGGTTTCGGTGCCAGCTTCCCGCGTGTTCGCCGTGTCGTCATACACGCGCAACAGTGTATCGGCCCGGCTGCGGTTGCGCCATGCAACAGCAATCGACGTTGCGCCTACTTGTGGGCTTGGCGTGCGGCTTCCTGCAAGCGTTAGGTACTGCGGCGGCAGCGGCAACCCGGCCCGGTTGGTAAGCGACCCGCTGAACGACGGGGCCAACGAAATATCAAGCTTGCCGCCCGAAGTCGTATCCAAAAGCTTAACGTATCGCGTCGTTCCGACCGAAACAAGTTCCGGCAACAGTCCGTCGGTTCCGCTAATGAACCAAACGCGGTCGTTCGCCGCATGATTACCCGGCGTTGTATCAAGAACCCCGCGATATACGTTCGGGAACGTTATTTGCCCGCCGCCATTGTCAACGAAGCCCACATAAACGAACAGTTCGTTATTAATCAGCAGGAAGGCCGAACCGTCGCGCGCTTGGTCTAGCGTCGTGTATTGCTGCAAACCTTCGATGCTTGCTTGCGACACGCCGGTTACGACAAGGCTTCCGCTTGTATCGTTGCGGGTTTCGCTGGCGACTGTCGAAGCGTAGGCGTTCAGCAACACGCCGCCGCCGTTGTACGGGGCGCTTTCAAGCGACAGAATGGGCGACGAACTGAAATTGTCCGGGGCCGTCATTGCGTCGTAAGAAATGGACGTAGAACCCGGCGCAACTGCGGCAAGGTACAGACGCCCGGCAGAATCGAACGAAGCCGGGGTTTCGCTGTCGTCGTATCCGGTAAGGAACGCAGGCGGCGTAAAAAGAAGCCGCGTTGTAACCGGCAAAGGTTCTGTACTAATCGGCGTCCATCCTGAACCTTCGGGCGGTGCGAACGTAAGCGCAGACGACGAAAAGCGGTCTTGCACGCAAGAAAGCTTGATTTGGTTGGACGTAAGTTCGCCGAAATCAATTTTCGTAACGCGCATAACCATATTCGAAATGCCGAACGGCGACCAATTCAGAACGAACACGCTTCCGGGCCGCAAGTTCTGCGCCTTGCGGTTAACGGTCAAGTCGCACTTGTAAAGCGGAACGTTCAAAATCGAAAGTTGGCGCGCTGCAATCTTGCTTGCTACCGTTGCGTCGGTAACGCCGGGCGTCGAAACTTCCGTAGACTTAACGCGGTTTTGAAAGTTGATATTTGCGAAGTCTTGGGTAATTGCTACGCTGTCGTCGTAACTACTGGCGCGGTTTTTGAACGTAACCCGGCATTGGTTAAAAGTGTTTTCCCATGTTGTTTTCTGGAAGTTGCGAAGTTCTTTAACCGAAGATTCGTCAAGAACAAGAAGTTCGGAAACCGTGTAATCTTGGCGAACAAGTTTCGCAACAATCTTCGCCGTTGCCGGGTCTTGATACAACACGCCGTCGGCGACGCGCATTACTTCTTCCAACAGGTCTTTTCCGGTAATCGCAGATTGAACAATAAGCGACATACCCAAGCCTTCGTCATACAGCGTTTGCGCGCAGGCCGTGAACGAAGGCAAGTCAATTTCGCTTGCAAGATTGCCGAAGCGGCCCCATTTCTGCGTCATTGCGTCGTAAACAATTTCCATCGGGTTAACGTCCAACCCGTTTGGCATGATTGAATAAGTCGCGTGCAAGCCGGACGTAATACGCTGAATTTCGAAGCTGAACGGTTCCGGCGTCGTACCTGTTCCGATATAAAAGGCTTTGAACAACGCACGCGCAAAGCCGTTGTAAGCCGGAACATTCGGGCCAATCTTCGAAACCAAGTAAGAATCTTGCGGCGGGTTAAAACGACCGTCGTAAAACGAAATCGTACCTTGCAGGCCGCCGCGTTCATCTTCGCCGCCAAACAAGTTCGGCTTGTTAATGTAAATATCGCCGGACGAAGTTAAGTTGCCTTCCCAAACAAGGTAAGTACCGGCCCAAAACTTGCGAAGTCGAACGCCGGGGCCAAGGCACAAAATACAATCAATGCCAAGATAATTTTTATAACCGACCGTAACTTTCTTCGAACTAAAAAGCCCGGTCTTCATTTTCTTACGAATTGGCACCGGGCGGAAGTCGCCAAACCAAGCCGTTATCGGCGATTTCTGGCGCACTGTTCCCCACACTAGCGGCATTGGGTCGCCGTGCTTAGAACGCGGAAATTGGAAGTCGCCAAGTTTCGCCGCGCGTGCGTTTTCGACGTTCGGTTTCGGCATAAGCGCCGCCATAAGCAAGAAGGCGACGACAAAGACAATTGCAATCCACATTTGTTAATGAACCCCGCTTTGAAATACGTTATTCGATTCGCCCGGAACAAACGGGCAACCGCCGAAGTTCGGTTGATTGTTGAACTTGGGGCAACCGTTGGCCCCGTTGTAAGAATGGTCGCAACCTGCCGTAACCTGAATCGACGTGCCGACGGAAATACGCCCGAATTCGTAATTTACCGTAAGAAGCGTGCCGGTTTGCGCGACAATCATTCGGCGTTCGTTGCGCGCAGGAATTACAATTTCGCCGCCGATAAACCAACCGTCGGGAAATCCACCAAGCGAAGGAATCGAAATAACCCGGCCTTCGATTGCCGAAACTTGGGTATCGACAGAATTTGCGACGCGACTTACTTTGCAAAGTTCGTCGAACAAAACGTTATTGCAAGGCGGTTGTACGTAAACGTTCGGGATATTGCCGGACAAAAGCGAACCGAACTTGCTTGGCGTTCTGAACGTTGCAAATTCATCGTCAACCGAAATTGAAGCAATCGGCCCCTTCCAGTATGCGACGTAAGTTGCGGCGTCGCGCTGCAAGCGATAAATTGTCAATACCAACGAAGGCGGCGTAGTTTGAAACGCATAATCTTTAACGATTTGTTCGATAATCGGAATTTGAATCGTCATATCTACGTTATCGTCTTCGTGCGTTCCAACTTTTAGCGTACTGCGCTTCAAACCCGCAACGGGGTTAAACGTTTGGCTATTGAAAACATGCGGCAGCGCGTCCGTAGTCATGTAATAATTACGGTAAGTGCCTGCGAATTCGTAAAGTTCATAAGGCGCGCTGTCGCTTATGCTTTCTTCTTTTATATCGTAATCGGACATTTAAGGTTCCGCCGTTCTAATCGAAAGATTAAGGATTGATTCTAACCCGTAATGCTTCCATTCTACTTTATCGTCGGCAAGGCGTACAGGCAACAAATACGAAATTCGTTTAACTTCCATCCATTCCGGCCCCGTTGGAACAGCCGGGTCGAATAGAATAACCGAATCGCCGTCTTCGTTGACACTTGCGCCAATGATTGTTGTTCGATGAATGCCGCCCGTTGTTTCAATTTCGATATAACGATGCGTAACAATCGGCCAAATCTTTTCGCTGTATTGCGTGCCTTCGACCGTGTAGTTAGTCGCAGCGTCGGAAGGCGCAACGATTACTTTAAGGTCGGTTCGATATGTGGGCATCCAGAACTTGCGCGCCTGTCCGCGTGCATACGAAAGAATCGCCTTCCAATAATCCATTTCTTCGGCGTTCGAAATGCGGTTTACCTTGAAGCTTCGCGGCCCGCCAATGCGGCTATAATCCCAACGCGAAATAATGTCTTGCGCGCCTACGTTGTTGTCTAGCGAAATTTGACCCGTTGAAACTTCGTCCCTAACAAGGTCGTCGGCAAGCGGACGCTTCGTCAAGATTGGAACGCCGCCGAACTGTTCAAGTACGACAGTTGCACCGGGGCGCGCAAGCTGCGAACGCTGGCGAATAAGCTTCGAATTCAATTGCAGTTCGGCGGCATCGTTCGTCGGGTATCTTGCAATTGCGGTATTGTCCGAAATAAGCGCAGGCGAACCCGGAATAACAAGCGACGATTGCGGAATATCAAACGTTAGCGCCGACGTAAGATTGGCCCCGAATGTTTCGATTGTATCTACTTCGACAAGCGCAGTATTTAGCGGCGTTTGAATCAAGATATATTCGCCCGCGCGAACGTCCGTCTTCGAATTGTCGAAGAATACGGAAAAGCCGCCCGCCGAACTTGCGCCATTGGTTCGCGTTGCGTACTGAAATTCAGGAATCCAAAGGCGACCGACAGCGGCCATAAGGTCGGCATAAAAACGCCGGATGGCTTCGACAGAATCAAAAATAACTTTCGACTGAATTTCAATACGCGGAACTTCGCCGCGAAGTGCTATGCGCTGTTCGCTTCCGTCGATTGCTACAATATTGTCGCTTAACCATTCCCAAGTTTCATTTACCGGAACTTCGGGCACAAGGTCGAATTTAACGGCGCGCGTTCCGATGATAAGCAACGCGGGCGGGTCGGCAACGTTCGAAAAATCAAATTGAATTTCGACGTTAATATTCGGCGGCCCTGAAACGCCTACGGTTACTTCGTAAAAAAGTTCTTTAAGCGGCGGCATTGAATAGGGCACCGATTGGCCTGTAATTTCAATGCCTGCGGGTTGGCTTATCAAAATTTCGTCAATATTGGACGACGAATCGACGTAAGCATTCCAAACGCTAAATTCGCGCGTTTGCGACGACGCAATAGTTTGAAGGTCGATAACAAGCGGCGAAATGTGAATTCGATTGTAAAAGTCGTCGAAAAAGTTTGGCGCTTGCTGGCCTTCGATTGCCCACAAGTTAGCCGGGGTCATTCGATACGCGGAACGCCCGCCTTGTCCTATGCGCGTTTCAGCGTCAAAAGGGGCGGGTTCGAACATGCGTTGCCCGAATGCGTTAAGGTCGCTTGAAAGATTCGGGTTT